GTATTCCTTTCATAAATAAAGTAGACAGAAATAAACTAACTCTTGCGTTTAAAAAATTCGAAGAAGGTAGTGCTGCAGATAGGGCTGCCGCTATAAAACAAGAAAAAGGTGTTGCTGGTTTTGCTAACAGGTCAGGAGCCGCAAAGTATGGAGTTGTTTTTCCATCTTTTGGTCAAAATGCAGTAGGCGAATCAGCGGGATATGCAGGTGAAGGTAAAAATAGAAAAGCTTACAGATTTAAAACGTTTCCTTTTCCTTCAAATAATTTTGATATTAATGAAAAATTATACGATGACGTTAGAAAAAATTTGATTGACATATCTGCAAATTATTTCAGAGGAGGATTAACTAAGCCTCAAATTGTTGATACCAATAGATTTAAAACTAATATTGAATCTAATTTAAGTCGTAGCGCAGTAGAAGCTTCTGTGGGACAAATATTTGAAGCAGGAATAAAATCTTCTATTAGTAGTTTATCTCTAAGTGAGATAGCAAATTTTGATTTAGACGCTGGTGAATTAGGTAAAATTAGATCAAGATTTAAATTACCTTATGAATTTTCAGGAACATCATTTGCAGATTTAAAAAACTCTTTATCTGCTGGCAATTTAAATAGTATGGCAGCAAAAATTGATAAGTACGAAAATCCCTCAAAAAAATCAAAAGCTTTAGGATTTGTACCTAATTTTTCAGCACTACAAGAAGCAGTCTCTAGGGAAGTGTCCGCTGGAGTACCAAAGTCTAAAATAAGAGTTGACCAAAGTAATAAATTGATAGCCTCTGCTAATCCACTTGGATTAGGAGTTTATAATACCCAAGACGAACCATTTGGATTACAGCAGGGAATTTCAAGTAAAAAAAGCATACAGCAAGCAAAAACATCTGGCGCTTTTAGTTCTGGATTTATACCTAACTTTGCTTTACAAAAGTTTACTACAGTTGGTTCTGGAGTTGGAGGCTCTCCGATTAATATAATTGAACCAGCCCAAAAAGAAGCAGTTGTGGCAATTCAACAATTAATACGAAGTGTTTTTGCTGGTAAAATAACTTTAGATGATGCAAATAAAGAATTAACTAAATTAACAAATCAATATCGTTTAATTGATGCTGCAGGAGGAAAAGTAGAGAGTCAATTAATCAAAGCTTCTCAATTAAATCAAAAATTAAATATTGAAACCGAAGCATTGGTAGTTCAATCATCAAGTTTATTAAGAGGAAGAAAAGCTCTTACAGAGTTAGAAGGAAGAGCCGCGGTTGGAGGAACCAGAGGAGAAATAGCGAGAACTGGTCTTGAAAGAGCTCAGAATGCCAGAGCTCAAGCTTTAAGTAGGCTCCAAAATGTTGGAATTGGATTGAGTATAGGTGCACCAATCGCTGCTCAAACAATTGCTCAATTTAATCCTCAGAGTAAGGTCGCGGCTGGCGCAGCAGAAGGAATTGGTACGGCTGCAAGTTTTGCTGGTTTAGGTGCTTTATTTGGTGCTCCTGGAATTGCAATTGGAGCTTTGGTTGGAAGCGCCATAGGTCTTAAAAAGGCTTTTGATATTATAAATAGTAGAGCTGATGAATTTTCAAGACAAGCGCAAAAATCAGGAAATGATTTAGCTAGATTTAGTGAAGATGTACAAGCATTTTTGATTTCTAAAGGTCAAGCACAAGGATTAAGAAGCGGAGAAATAAAAGGAACAGGCGCCGAACTGCAAAGAGTTGAAAAAAATCAAGCAAAATCTTTGGCAAAAATATTTAATAGCGCTGGACCAGAAATAACAAATCAAATTAAAGATGCATTAGAGAGTGGAAATGAAGAAACATTAAGAGAAGCTCTGGGAAGAGCAACCGTAGCAAAAGAATCAGCAAAAAGTATAGATGATTTTACAAGCTCTGTGGTTAGGCTTAAAGGAGAAGGAAAATTAAAAGATACATTTGATGAAAATATATCTGCATTTTCTAGACTTCGTACTAGATCTGGTGACACATTTGCTGAATTAGTAATTAATAATGAAAAATTAATGCAATCTTTAACTGGATATGCTAATGCCGTTGAATTAGTTTCATTTACGACATCAAAAGGATTAAAAGATTTAGAGGACTCTTCCAAAGGCTTTCAAGATAATTTTGGATTTAATGTTTCAAAAATTGAAAATGGACCTAAAAGTGTTATGTCAACTGGAGCTCTTCCTTTTAGTCAAGAAGATATAAGTAAAAGAGTTAAAGAGCTAGAAAGATCAGCAAAATATGTTAGCACTGAACCTTCTTTAGGCGATGAACTTAATAGCCTTCTTGATCCAGTTAAAGCTTTACCTAAAGGGGTAGGAAGAGATTTTGCCACAAAATCTGAAGAAACAAAAAAACAAATTGCTTCTCAAGTATTAGCTTCAGAACTTGCAGCTAAAAATTTACAAAATTTTAATGAAGAATTAAATGTTTTTGTTGATGGGTTAGTAGAGTCTAAAGATGTTACCAAGAAAAATGGGGCAGATATTAAAGATACATTTAAAATGATTTTAGATGGAGACGGAGATCCAAAAACTAAAATACAAAAAATTATAGAAGAATTCAAAAACCTTGGATCACAAGGAGAGCTAGTCGCTCAAACGTTACAAAATATAAGAGACAAATTATTTAATTTTTCTCAATTGTCTCAGAACTTAAATCAATTATTTACTCCTGGAAATGGTACTGAATCTGGAGATTTAGTTGCTTCTGAAAAAAGACAAGCTGCTTTAAATAATTTAAAAAGTGGTAATTTTCAAGATTTGTTTAGAGATAACTCATTTAAAGATACTCAAATAAATTCAATCTTAGGAAAAACAGTTCAAGAAACTTTAGGTAAAATAGCTGCTGGTACTGTTGATGAAGAAAAAAGAAAAGAAGAAGCAGTTAAATTCCAACAAGAGTTTGTTAAACAATTAGATGCAATGACCAACGCTGGTGTTCCTTATGAAATTGCACTAGCTAAGATAAGTGCTGCAGCAGAAAGAACGGCTATATCTTCTTCAATTTCTAGCACAAATTTGGGTGATCTTGCCAAAAATATTTCAAGCGCATCTTTGAGAGAAGACACTCTTAATAGATATAGGGAGATAGAAATAGGCTTAAGAAAACAATATGGAGATGACACGGCTGGATTAGCAAAAGCTGCTGAAGCTGCAAAACTTGGATTATTAGGAGTAGCTCAAGCGGCAGAAGGAAGGACTTCTAGAAAAGATTTAAATTCAATAGCTTTATCAAAGGCTCAAGCTGATATGGGTGCAGGGGCTTTCCAAGGTTTAGATTTAAGACAAATGGGCAAAACAAATAAAATTGATTTGCAAGAGATAGTTAAAAATACTGGAGCCCAAACAATAAATGCTATTAATGAAGGGATTTTTGATCCAGAGACAAAGAAAAAATTGATTGATCAAGCTATCATTCAACAAGAAAAAATGATTTCAAAAATTAATGAGGGTAGCGTTACGACAAGAGATATTTCGGATTACAAAAATAAAAATCAAACAATTCAAAATTCTTCTGCGTTATTGCAAAATGGTTTCGATAGATTAAATCAAAGCGTATATACAGCTTCCGCAAGAGAAGACGCAAAATCAGCTTTAGCAGAACAATTAAGAAAATTAGAAGACGAATACAAGGGTAATCTTGAAGCTTTAAATAGAGTAGCTCCATTATTAGCAAACAAATTAGCCGCAATAGCTGGCGCAAAAGAAGGTAGTGTATTTGCTGATGAACTTAGATCTGCTGGAGAAGCAGAAAGAACAGCCCGAATTAGAGAGAAAAAATTTAAAGGAAGTGATCCATTTGCTGCTTTTTCAGAAGAAATGACTTATGGTACTCAAGATATGGCTAGAGACGTTAATTCAACTTTTGTTGATACAGCTCGAACAATGAAATCTGAATTTAATAACGCTTTTCAATCTGTAATTGATGGAACTAAGAGTGTAGATGATGCGTTTAGGACGATGGCCTTAAATATAGCTAATAAAATTCAACAATTAGCTTTAGAAATGGCTACCAATTCTATATTTAATTCCTTGTTTAGCAGTATAGGAGGCGTTCCTGCTTTATTTAAAAGTCCACTTGGGGCAGCTACTGGTGGAATGATCGTAGGAAATACTGTACAAAGATTTTCTAGTGGAGGTAGAGTTTTAGGAGGATCTGGAATTAAAGATGACGTTCCAGCCATGCTTTCCAAGGGAGAATATGTTGTTAAAAAGTCTGCAGTAAGTAGATACGGTGAACCATTTTTAAGAAAATTAAATGAAGGAGGACTTATTGGAATGGCTAGTGGAGGTTTTGCTAGCTATAATCCTTCAGAACAACAAATAGATTCAATGACTGCAAGTTCAAATATTGAACCATTAATTGTAAATGGAAAAGAAGTTCAGGGTAGGGTTGTTAAAAAAGAAATGATTAAGGAATTTCAAAGTACAATAAAAAATTTAATTAGTGGTAAGGACTTATCTTTTTCTGATCAAAATTCTACTTTGGAAAGTTTTTCTGATGTTTTTGGCGGAGGTCTCGCAGCTGAATTAGGAAACGTATATACATACAATGATGATCTTTTTCCAACTGGCGGGTCAAATATTCTAAATCCAATGCTATCTGACTTAGCTAGAACTGATCCCAATAATCCTCAAACAAAAATAATTGAAGATAAAAGAAATAGATTAATAGATTACTTGTCAGAAGCAATTGGAATATATTATAATAATAGAGATAGCGCCGTTGAAACAATTAGAAATAATTTAGAAAATAGATCTAGGATAGATGAAATTAATAAACAAAATAAAGATAATTATAATAAACAAATGAAAAACACATTTTTTGGCGGATTAATGTCTGCTGGTATGGCAATTGGTGGAGGATTATTAGGTCAATTTATTCAAGGAAATGGTTTATTTGGCCCAAACAGTCCAAGAGACGCAGGTACATCTGGCTTAAATTTAGGAAATTCTGGAAGATTATCTACTTCGGCAGCTAAAGGTGCGTCTTCTGCTTATGGTTCTAATTTACAATCACCTTCTGCGCGTTTAAACACCCCTTCCACTTCTCAAGTGTCTAATTTAAATCCTTACGTTGGTACAACCGCTAGATTAAATTATACTCCCCCAACAATGTCTCAATATAATAACGCGAAAGTTTATGGGGCTGGACTTGGTCAAATTGGAGGAGGAGGAAATCCATACTCTGTATATAATAGAGCAAACGGAGGAATAATCGGTTTTGCTAAAGGTGGAAGTACTGGTAAAGACGATGTTCCTGCTATGTTGATGGGCGGAGAATATGTTATTAAAAAAGACTCAGTCAGTCGTTATGGCAAAAAATTCTTTGATAATGTTAATTCTGGAAAAGTAAGAAAGTTTGCAGAAGGTGGCATGGTAGATGACGGTAATGCATCACAAGGTTTCTCTTCTCAATCAGAAACCACAAAAAATGGAGATACATCTAATAATATTAATATATCCATTAATATAGATCAAAATGGTAATTCAACAGAAGAAAAAAATAATAACACTTCAGGATCTCAAAATAGTGGATTCGATAGAATGAAAAATGAAAAAGACGCAAAAGCTTTATCTGAAAAAATAAAAACTGAAGTCGTTAAAATAATAACAGAACAACAAAGACCTGGCGGAATGTTAAGTAGCTCCGTCTACAAAAAAGTAAAATAATTAATTGATTTCAAATTCAAAGAATATAAATTCTTTATTTTGAATTAATTGATTTTTTGGTACATCTGGGAAATTATTATTTATATAATCGTAATTTAATTTAAATAAAAATGTAACATAATTTACATCATCAATATTAGTAAAATATCTTTCTATAAAAGACAAATTATTACTTATCTTTTTTAAGTTGAAATCTGAAGTGTTAATAAATCTTGTTGTCGCTTCAAGATAAATAGATATATTATCATTTTCATCTATGACGTTTTTTATTTCTATATTTTTTATATTTGTATTTTTTTGATAAGTTAAATCTTCGATTAATAAATAATCATTAATATTTCCATCTAAATCTTTAAATTTATAACCTAAATTGTCAAATCTATCGTCATTAACAACGCTCAAAGCAGAAGTATTTTGCGGGTTTAATTTATTTATTAAATATGTAAATTGATTTTGATCATTTTTGTATTTTGGAAAATAATTTTTAAATTCTATATCATTAATTAAAATTGATGGTAAAGCCATATTATTAAGGCTTTCGTTATTAAAAAGATAAATGAAATTTTGATATAAACATGTATATTCGTCTTTTTCATTTTGAATATCTGTTTTTTCTATTTTTTGATCCGCGACATATTCTTCCATAATTTCAAGTAAAACACCATCTGATGTATTTTTATCTTTAAGATATTTAAAGATATTACTTTGTAAAGAGTTTAAATAATAAACTTTTAAATTTAATTTTTCACTATTTGGAAATACATAAGAATTTGGAAAAGGAACGCTTAATGAGGTTTCATTTTGTATAATAGATAGCCATTTATTTTTTATATCATCAACAAATATATATTTAAAATTATTTTTAAATGGTTCATTGGTTGGAATAATAAGTATACTTTCTATTTCTTTTTCTACAAATAAATTATTATCAAATTTGAATTTAAGACCATTATTTTCTATATTTCTAAATATTTTTTTAAAAACTAAATCAATGTTTTCATTATTTATTGATTTAAAATCAACATTTATTGATGTGTCATTTTTAGTGTCTCCATCTTCTGATACTATTTCAAGTTTTAATTTTTTATAAAAACCAATTTTTTCATATTTTTCAAAATATGCATTTATATTTCTTTCTAAAGAAAAAGTGAAAGAATATCTAATTGTGTCCATTGTTCTTGTATAACGTTTTCTTGGGGATGCAAACATATAAGAACGCCTAAGAGATCCCAAGTCTTGTAATGCAACTTCAACTAAAGAAAAATTTTTTTCTCCTTCTTTAAAATTATTGTACTCTTTTAATAAAATATCATTTTCATCTAAAACTTTTATAGTATAAGGTTTAACAATTGAATCATAATCAAGCTCATCTTCTCTTAAGAATTTAGAAATTGTGATTGAATCTGTCCAGTTTAATTTTATATTTTCTGAAGAGGATGTTTGATTTAAAGTGTTCATTGTATATTAAATTGTGAAATTTGATCTTGACTAATCGCACTTTGTGCAGTTAGTGTTACATTTTTTTCTGAATAAGGAGATCTTTCTCCAAGAATATTTTCTGCATATACTCTAAGATAATAAGTTCCTGCTCCCAATGGCGTAAAAAAGGATGGTAAAAGAGCTCCAGAGCTAGGACTATAAGCAACTCCAGATCTACCTAATGCCTCATTAGAATAGACACCAATAATCAAATTTTGTCCAGGAGGATCATTTAAAAATGTAGTCCCACTATTTTTATAAAGTAAATATCTACTTACATTACCAGAGTCAGCAGGGGGTTTTATAAAAAATCCTATGGAATTAATTCCATTTGGTTGCGCACTAGTATAAACTACGCCACTAGCTCCTGATGTTACAAATTCTCCATTTATATACGCATCAGGGGTTGCGTATCTTCCGCTAGCGTTTCTATATATTATATGTAAACCTAAAGTTGGTGATCCAGGCGTTGGAACTTTATTATTAACAGAAATGAGTGATGCGCCAGTCTCAATATCTTGATATTTTTCTTGCACATATTCTAAAGCAGTAATAGAGAACGTTTTACTTTCTATTTCTTGTATATTTACGACTCTATAAGGCTTTGGTTTATCAAGAGCTGCTTCTAGATAATAGCCTGGATATACAAGATTAGCATTATTATTTATTTGTGATCTTGCATTTAATGGGGTATTATATCCACTAACTTCCATGGTCCATACTGTATTTTGAGGTAAAATTCTTGCTGTTTCTGATAATGAAAATTTACCATAATTCCAATTAATTGCAGCTAAATTACTATATAAAGCTGCGTCTGCGTAAAGTTTTTGTCCAATTGGTCTTTCTACGGTTCTCATTAAAACTCCATCTTTATAATAATTAACTAATTCTCCATCATAAGATATTTTAAGTTTTGTGCTTGTTGTGTAGGTCCCATAACTTCCTATATTATTGCCATTTTCATATATCCCTAATGCTGCACCAATTTGAAAAAACCAAGAGTAATCCATACCCGTAAAACTCGGATCAGCTAAACCATTTTCAGAATTTAAACCAAACATTAAATATTTGTTAGTAGAATCCGCCGTGGCTTCTGTGTAAATATTTTTTTGATATCCTGTTGCCGAATATGCATGAGCATTACCCCAACCATCTACAGCTGTTTTTGTAAATTTATTTTGACTTATTGAAACACCGCCACCATTAATTTCTGGAATAGAATGTGTATTTGGAAAATTAATTTTTATAAAATCTTTAAAATTTTCAGTTCCACTAGTAAAATATTCTTTTGGATTAGTAATACTAATATTTTGAATTTGCGATTTTCTAAAAAACATAGAATTTAACCCAGATATTCCAGAAGAGTTAGCGTCAAATCCAGTTATATATAAATTACCAATTTCCGTTCCTTGCTCTAATGTATAACTTGGAGTTAAAACTGAAAATTGTATTGTATTGTTTCTTTGTGAGCCCGTAAGAGCCGCTAAGTTATCTGTTCTACTATCTATTATTGCGTAACCGCTAGTTAATTCTAGAGTTCTTCCAGCATAAATATTATTTTTTCTATTCTGATCAAAAACACTTACAACATCTCCAGGTTTTAAAAATGAACCCTCTAGTCCAACTTTAAATTCAACTGTTTCTGTTTCTAAATTTTCACTTTTTAAAAACCATTTACCAAGTCTTCTAGCTTGATTTGGTCTTGTGCATCCGAAAGCTGTGATTTCTGCTTCTCTGATTCCATATTTTTGTAAACTACTTCTGTCTTCTACGTATTCCAAAGCTGGTTTATAGTTATTTTTTGAATCATTGAATCTAATTAACGCAACAGATCTTCTTAATCTTTTTGAACTATCCGAATATGTAAATTGCCCTTCTACAACATTACTATTATTAAATAGATAAATTGGTTCTTTGGGAGAATCTTGAGAAACGAAAATTTGTCCAGCGGAGTAATATGTTAGTCCATTAAATATAGATGCCATATCATCTAAAACCTTATACGCTTCTTCTTTAGAACCAATTAGAACATTGCATGTGAATCTTGCCTCTAATCCTCCCATTCCATCTGGAACAAGAGTATCGCAATATTTTGAAACTTCATATAAGGTCCATTTATCTACTAAATTTGAATCAATGAATTTGCCTAATCCATATCTATTGCTTGTTATTAAATCATAATAACACCAAGCTGGATTATCCGTCCAAGCTAATTTAAATGTTCCATCCCAATTACCACTGTAATTTTTTGCTATAGGGTCATAATTACTTGGTATTTTAACTTTTAATAATCTTGCTCTGTAGCTTCTTTCTGGAACATTACTAAAATATCTTGAGTCATATTTTGAAAACACACAAGCCGTATTTGGAAAAGTAAATCTTTCACTGTAGATTTGAGTTATACTCTCAAGTGCAATTGTATTTTTTTGATATGATCCATAGAATTCAGTGGTAGGTTTATCAACTCTTATCATCCATCCTACTTGATTTGGTTCAATTTCAAAAAATACTAAATTATCTGAATGTGATCTTAAATACATTGTAAAATGATGAATCATTGGCGATTGAATTTTGCCTCTAATTCTAAAAGCTTCAGAAGAAAACATGAAAGGATCTGCTTCTGCTAATTTTTCCATAGAAGCAAAAGAGGTTGTTCCGTCCTTGTACAATCTATATAGAAATATTTGCATTTGGATTTCTTGCTCTTCTGTTTCTCCCACATTTGAGCCAGTAATTGGAGAGAAATATAAAGCTTCTATTTTAAAATTTAATCTAATTGCGTCTAAATCCGTATTATATATATAATATCTCATTGGATAGTACAATCCAGAGAATGCGCCTTCATAAGTGCTTGCGCCTCTTATTTTTTCATTTATTTGTTTGGACGTTTGTACTGGAATTGGATATTTAAATTTATCTACTTGATAGCCGTCCCAATGAAATCTATCTTCATATAATAAGACTTTTGGATTCCATTGCGTATGAAGATTTGGTTCTCCATAGTTATATTTATAATTTATATATTGAAAATTTACGTATCCTTTTTCATTAACTATTGGGGTGTCGTTCCAAAATATAGATCTAGCTTCGGGTGCGTTAGTTCCAACTATTGGATTTGTTGCTAAATCATTCTCACCAGTAAAAAATGGTTCAAATTTTATATTTGTATATCCGATGTCTCCCGCTTGTTTACCACTAAAATCATAAATATAATTTCCAGAAACTAATCCTTCTATTGGTCCTTCACATAGAATATCTAGGGCACTTATTGTATTTATAGAAGTGATAGATACGTCTGTTCTTTGGGTTGCTCCATAAGTTGAAACATACTTATTTACGCTGTTGCGTGGGCTGGGAGAACTTCCTCTTACGTATCCTATTTTTGTAAATAATCTTGGAGTATTTTGATCATGTCCTAAATAATTCAAACTAAAAGGTTTCCATCTAGTATAACCCGATTCCCAAGCATTTGAAACTGCTGAACTTAATGGAACTCCAGGATCGGTACCATTGCTATCTGCCCATGCTCCACTAACGTAAGTATAACCGTCGGCAAAGTCTGAATATATTCTTGTTCCTGGACCATCAAGACCAAATAAAGGCGATACAGGCTCATGTGTACCACTTAAACCTCTTGGACCAAAGCCTCCACCCGCAAATGAAGCTGTATCCAATAGTCTATAATCTGCATCTCTTCCACTAAAAAATAATGCATGAGAACCTCCCATAAAGTCTGCAGCAATACTTTCTGGAAATTTAATTCCTCCCCAACAATCGCTCATATTAGATGAGTATTCTAAAAAGTTTAATCCTTCGATAATTTTATTTGGATTAGGCATATAAAATTAAAAATTACTAGTTGTTGCTTTCTGATTGATAAGCATCGCATGCTCGTTAAATAAGAACTGCCACCCTTTTTGAGTTTCTGCTAAAGAAAAAGGATTTATATCTCTATAATTTGCTGAATAAATTACATCATAATTTGTACAAATATTATGTGACCCAATTATTAATTCCCCATAACCTACAGGAACTGGACCCCCTTCTCCTATCGTATTTATTGGCCCATTAAATAAATAAGATATTGGTCCACTACCTCCAGCAGCGCCTCCGATTGCTGCTTGCTTGCTTGTGGTAGCCTGTTGATCCTGATAGGGTACAAGTGGTGGGGGTTTTGATAACATCATAGTTACTCCTGCTGCTGCTAAGGCTAGTCCACCAGCTATAAGAAATGGTGCAGCGGGGGGGAAAACAAAAGCTGCTGCGAACATGACCCCTGCTCCAACAAATGAAGCAACTTTCATAACGGTTCTACTTACGCCGCCTGATCCAGTTATTATAGGAACTATATCAATTTGTTTTAAATTATCATTAAATTCTATAAATATATCACTTTTTGTATAATTTTCTAATGTAATTGGTCCACCATTATAAGATAAAGGCACATTATTAACAAGGACTTGATAATCAAATTCATCTTTATAATCCATAAACCATTTTCTTAATTTACCTGTATTTGCCTCTATTGCTCTTAAAGCTTCTGAAACGCTTTTGACTTCTAATTGCCAAGTTTCTCCAAAAATTTTACCTAATTTTCCATGTAAATTAACTTTTGTCATATATTATATTACTCCTAAATATGCCTTGTGCTTCTTTTTTGTATTGGTTTGAGTACTCTTCTATTATAGAAATTCTATTTATAGGTTGGTGTAGGATTTTATTGTTACCAAGATACACTGCTAAATGGCTGCTAATTTTATTTTTTAATACAATAAGATCATGTTTTTTTAAATTATATATATCGTCTATATATATAAAATTATTATTTTTAAAATAATCTAAAGCAATTTTAAATATATCTAGATCTTCTACTCTTTTTTCAATTACAGAAGATTCATCAAAATCTATATTTATATTCAATTCATTCTTAAAATAATTTTTTATTAAATGAAAACAATTATTTTCATAAGAATCATATTCTCTAAATAAATAGTTTAAATTTTTAAATTCGTCACTATAATAAATTTTAAAATTATTACTTTTATTTATATATAGTAATAAATCTATAGCCATAAAATCTGCTGTTTTTTTATCAATAAGACTAAACTCTTTGGCTTCAACATGATTGTGATATAAAAATAACAATTTAGAATATCTGTTTTTAATTGAAACATAATCCTTTGTTGATATTAAAAAATTATCTAATTTATTTTTAGCAATATTTTCACATGGTATACATATTTGATTATCGTTTTCTTCTACAATAAAACCGCAGCATTCTTCTGGAAAAACTTTTTCAGAATGTTTGATTATTTCTTTTTTTATTTTATTAGTTATCATATTTAAGTTTTTGAATTTGTTCCAGGAAATCCACCGAAGGGGAGAAAACCATTTAAATAATTTCCACTTGAATCTTTTGGTATTCCACATGCAAAGTCAGCTTTTGGATCAATAGCGTCTGGTCTTCTTGGCCAACAATCAAGTCTATTTTCTGTTGGATTTGGAAAATAAGGGGTTTTTTTCGTTGGATGTAGAACTATAGAACCAATTCTATAAGCTGAACCATAGCCATTGCTATGATAACCAAAAGAATTGAAAATAAAATCTTCTCCAGCAAATCCAGTAAAAGATGTTGAAGGCTTACCCTCTCTAACTTGGGCGCTAGTTTCTCCCCATTGACTATCATAATGATATACTGCTCGATCCCATGTCCATCCATTACGCGGTATAGGCCATAAGACGGGTCTAAAATAAGGATTTTTAAACCATCTATCTCTGCAGGCACTAATACTTTTACTGCATGAATCTGACTGCCAATATTGGGTATTTGTTAAACTCGTATTTATATCTCCAGTATTTTCTTTTATACAGGTATAATAATACTTAATTCCATTTTTTTCAAAAAAAGTAAATTCTCCAGGTTGATATCTATATCCAGTAATCCATTCTCCACTATCTGCTATTCTATATTGTCCACTAAAATTAAGCTCTGAAATTTGTGTTCCCGCGAAGTTATTTAATGTTGTTAATCTCCAATATTTATTTATACCTTGAGAAGCGAAATTCAAGGAATATGTACCAGCTCCATATCCAGATAAAGACCAATTAGAGCTTAATCCGCTTAGATTTGTAACATTATACCAATTTGTCCCATCTTGAGAATATTCCATTTGATAATTATTTCTTATTGTTGAGTTAGATCCAAGCACTACTCTTGTAATTTCTGCTCCAGTATTTAAAGATAGGGTTACTGCTCCAGAAGAAGCTAAAGATGTTATTCCTACTATAGAAGAGCTATTATCGCTTAACAAGGTAGCGGCAGAGCTTGTTGTGCCTCCAGCTAAAGTATAATTTGTAAATGACCATTGTGAGTAATTTTGATTTATGCCTGCTCTAAAATATGCCAATCCAGTAAATCTAGATGCCGCAGCAGAACCATTAGCAAATACTGTACCTAAAAACTTTTCATCGTTTTCTGTAGAAACTGGGGGAGCCTCTAGCGGTAGAGTTATTTTTACTGGTGAATTTACAATATTTCCATATACCCCACTATGAATAGCTGTCGTTCTTTTATTATATTCATATAAACATCCTTCACCTCTGTATGAAAAAGGACATCTCTTAGAAAAAATTGTCCTACTTGGTAATGTTAAATTTTCAATATCTAAAGCTGAAACTAAAGAGTACTCTAGCATTACAGAATTTTCTGAAGTTTTTCTATCTATGTAATATATATCTTTTGGTAATTCAACTTCAATAATTGAAGAGTCTACACTGTATGGATTGACATTGCCAGTAAAATTATTTTGATGTAAATATTTTAAAAAAGTTTTTATTCTAGTAAATTTTGATCCTACAATATCACCCAAAGATTGAATTTGCATGCGAATATATTTGTAAAACGAATTATAAGATTGATCTACGGAGTTGTTAGCTATAAATACTCTTGGTGTAGGTCTTGCACCTAAAGTAGTTAAATCAAAACCTTCTGAATGAATTGGAAATGGATAAAAATATTCATTTTTCCATAAGACTCTTCCGTTTTCATCATTAGAAATATTAAAAAGATTAATGTCGTTGTATACTCTGAGAACGCCATTTTTTAGGGGTTGACCAGAAAAGTTTATTGAAGATGTCAAAGGGTATACGTTTTTTAAATCTATTTCATATAAATTAACTTGCGTAGAGGGTTCTATTTTTCCTATTTCTGAATTTATATCAGAATAACCTCCTGTTATTTGGTAATAGACTTCGGATTTTGTAGGCATTAGGCTGCAACCTCTTCAAAAGAACATTTTATTGAATAGTTATTATAAGATGTATAATCGAAATCCCATTCAGGACAAATAAATTTTGTATAAAGTGAAGATCTATTTAAAATGTTTGGTGGATTATAAATAAAAGCTTCTTTTCCGCTTCTTTCATTTAAAAAATGAAGAATACTTATCGTTTCTTTTTCTGTTCTCAAATTAAACTGCAAACTTAAAGTTATTAAATTAAAATTTATAGCTTCAGAAGTCCTTTGCTCGTATCCATTACCAAATTTTAATCTTTTAATTCTTGGTTCGTTTTTAATAGAAGAGCTGTAGGACGGTTGCCAGAAAAAATTAGGATATAATTTTGAATTTAATAAGATATATCCATCCCATTCAACTTGAAGATTTCCTACTGTAGTTGGGTTGTGATTTTTATTTGGATCTATAATCGAATAATAGTATTTATTATTACTACCCTTCACTATATCATACTTATTATAAGTAGGCCCCGAGCTCCAGCTTGAAACTGTATCGTAAATACTTGCCATATACCTTTTACCTCATGTAATTTACACTTAAAAAACCGTGTAATTATATCAAATGGCTTATTATTCTTCTAAAGAAAATCAAAAATTTGTTCTAAATACTACTCAAATAAATGGTATTCAATCTTTAAATTTAAGATATCCTACAGAGGTCCAAAGCTCTTTAACTATTAATAATCCGAATCTTAATTTTATTAATTCTAAATTTATTGAGGCAGATCTCGAGATCGAGTATATACCAGAAGCGAATGACATTCTATTGAACTTTACTGGAAACTCATCTTTTAGCGGAAAATTCAATTATAATGATAAATATTTTATTTTTAATACTGGTTTATTAAACGGTTATAGTTTAAATTATCAATTAGATTCATTGATAAACGCAAAAGCTAATATTAAGGTGTTTGCAGAAGTGTTCTCTCAAACAGGGTTAGAAATTTTAACTCCAACAAATTTAACAATTGATCCTTATGACTATAGTTATATTGACATTTATTTTGATCAACAGGTCATAGATAAATCTTTTATTAATAATTTTAATTTAAATGTAGATTGCACAAAAAATCCAAATTATACAATAGGCAAATATATACCAGACAATTTTATGCCCAATTTACCATTAAAAATTGATTTTAATATAAACGCTAGTTTTAATGAATATAATTTTAGTGGGATTTCAAATATATATAACACTCCAAAATTGGATAATTTAACTTTAAAATTTAGAAAAAAATCAGACTCCACATCAGCTTTACAGTTATCTTTCTTAAATCTAACAAAAAAAGAAGAATCTGCGTCTTTCTCTTCTACAAATGATGGGCAAGTTACTTTAAATTATTATACTTTATATTAATTTATTGTCGACTTTTTTAAGTCTTTCAATTAATTCAAAAATTTTAACTTTTGGTATATCTTGTGCGCATGTAAGATTTTCTGCATTTTCAAATTTTTCTTTTATTAATTTCTTTTTAAGCTGCTCAAAAGATATATTTTTATCCTTCATGGCTTTATCTAGCAAAGATCTGGGCGAAGTTGGATTTTCATTTACGGAATTTTCTTCTAAGATTTTTACATCGCCAAGTTCTTCTTGGGATACAATATTAATTTTTAAAAAACTTCTTACGCAACGTACAAAAGCTCTATTTTCCGCTATTGCAGCTAAAAAGAACCTTGCGAAAGATTTAGTATTATTTGCCGTGGAATCTGCAAGAGCTTCAAATTCTATTGGCTCTCCATTTGTTTCATAATTTGGTACCCACTTTATCTTACACGATGTTGCGAAATAATTTTCACTGGCTGCAACTACTTTATATTCAACACTAGTATAACCTCTAATTTGAGCGAGTTCTTTGATACCGCCCAAAAGAATAAGTAAATCTCTATCCTCTAATTTAGATACATCTGTTTCTTGGGTTTTTTGTCTATTTGGAACAAGATATTCTTGTTTGACCATTTTACGCCAATTAATTGTTCCATCTTCATTATAGATATAATTTACATTCGAGTTCTCAATAAGTCCATATTTATTTCTACTAAATATTTTAGGTGGAATTTGCGTAAGCTCCAAATCTACTAATTTTAATTTATCCTTTATTTCTGGCAAGGAAGAGCTTCCTATCGAAGTGGTTTTATTGTCTTCTATTATCATTTAATAATGATACCACTTTAAATACTTTAAGTCAATTCAAAAATATAAAAATTCTCTATTTCTTTCCAGAAGTCTTCATCATCTACGACTTTATTACCGTTCTTATTTTTCCAATCATATTTTGATGAAAATTTGCCTTCTTCCGATATTAATTGCCTTGACGATTTATAAAGAAGATTTTTGCAATCATCTATTAGCTTGGGTTTTTTTGTAAAATCTTTTCTAATAATTAAATTAAAATCTAGATAATTTAATTTAAATTTGTTTAAATCTTCTTCTGATAAAAAGCTTAATAATGCATAATTAATTAAATTCTTTTTTAATAATTCAACAAATTTTGGATCGTTATCTTCATCAATTATGTATATAATTTGTGCTATTTTATTTTTATATTTTTTTATAATATCTTGATTTATACGTTTATTTGTAAAAATAATTATGTTATTTTTAATATTTAAAATATTTTCTAAAAAAGCTTCATTAAATGAATAGTCCATTCTTATAATTGGATTTCCTATAGAGATAGCATTTAAATTTAAATTATTCCCTGGGATAACTTCGAATGTTTTAATTGGAAATTCTTTACCAATATAAGAGGTTTTAAAATTTAATTTACATTTTATATCTAATAAATCTAAAATTGCTTGAGCTATGACTTCTGGTTTAATATTATTAATATCTTTTTCCTGCTCAAACGCTGAATAAGAAGGTTTTTTATTAGATGGGCTTTTGAGTAAAACTACATCTCTATTGTTTGACCAGTAAGGCCTAACATTTTCTATATTATTGTTTGAATATAATCCTACTATTTTTTTATTAAATCCAGACGCGATATGGGCAGCAAAACTATCAGCTCCAAAATGTAACATTGAATTACTTAAAATATAAGCTGCTTGTTGTATTTTAGTTTGACCACAAACATTATAACAGTTTGGAACTGGTTTATCTTTTTGAGCTCCAATTTGAATAATATTTATTTCTCTTTCTTTTAGATAAGGAAGAATTAGGAGCACTACTTCTTCCCAATAGTCATAATTTTTTGAATCATATTTGCTACATGGTTGAAATGTAATATATTTCTCAAAGGGTATAGGAAAATATTTTTCATATATATAGGGTTTTCCTATCTTTACTCCGCATGCTGAAGCGTATCTTTCAAGTAGATGCATATGTTTCCTCTTTTATATCAAATTGAATTTTAGTTTTTCCATTATGGAGATAATCTAAAAATCTTTGTGTTCCTATGTGTGGTAAAAAGGCAATTTCAAAATAACCTTCGTGGTCGCCTTGGCCTTCAAGCCATAAAATTTGATCCATTTGTGGATAATATTGAATGACTTTATGAATACAAGGATTTCCTTCTAAAATTTCAAAATATTCTGGTTTGGTAGCAACATATATATTATGATTTGGATATTGATTTTTTATATTTTTAAATAAAGCTGTAGACATAAATATATCGCCTATACTCTCTGGCATAACATACAATATTCTTTTTCCTTTGTCAGTTTTATCAAGAAGATCTTCAAAGTCTAGGTTATTAGATTTTTGATTTTCTTGTAAGGCTACTTGCCTAAAATATTTTTCTATATCGTCTCTTTTCGCACCTTTTTCTAATTGATCCATCCAATGCTTATACCCATCATCTTTGTCATCTACTTGATCCATCTTTAAAATATTATGATACATGTGCAATATCCATTCTCTATTATCTTTTATCTCTGGTATTTTTGCGTATGGGTCCTTGGACGATGATTTCTTTGCGTTGACTTTTTCCCAGTCTATAATTTCACAAGAGTCTACGAATTCTTCTATAAATTTGCCAATATTTTTAACGCTAAAATTTTTAATTGCCCATTCTCTACCTTTTTTACCCATTTCTTTTTTTTGCGCAATTGGCATTTTGAATACTGCATTTAATTGATTAGCTATAGATTCTGGTGCAGTTGAAGCCTTTATAAACTCTGTTCCGTGCTCTCTATATTCTGACCATTCCAATGGAAGAGAAGCTGCTTCTTTTTCGCACATTTCTTCTCCACAACTATAATTTGTTACTAATGTTATTAATTCAGTAAGTTTAGCTTCTTGAATTGGTATTTCTTGTCCTCCGCTTGTAAATGGATGACAATAAACGTCCATTAAATTATAAACTTCATTGAGTTGTTTTTCTGTTACTCCAATTCCAACATTTGTTGTGGTCTGACTTTTATCAGAATTGCAGTAAGGACATTTTAAATCTTGGCCTTGAAAATTCTTTATTTCATATTCGCCGCAATTTTTACATATATATGTAGTTATTATTTCTTTTTTATCTACGCCTATTTCGTCTGCTAATTTATAAATGTTCCACCCCTCAGACCAATGCGTATGAAGTAATAAATATGTTTTACCCAAATTTGGATTATTTTTTTTCCATAAAGCATAACCTTGTAAAAGATTTGGAACGCTTTTTCTTAATTGATTTCTAAATACGAATCCAACGATAAAAGCATCTTTTTCTATATTGTATTTTTTTCTTAATTGAGATCTATCAAAATCTGATAATCTATAAAAATTTTCATCTTCTAAACATCCGTGAACAGTTTTTACATGTTTATGACCAAGTTTATGCATTGCTTTGGTAGCAAAATCGCTCCAAATCCAATAGTTTTTAACTTTTGGTGCACATTTTATTGCTGAATCTAATATCGGTAAAGAATCTAAAGTGGTCCATATTACAGAATTTATTTTATTAAACCAAGATTTATCTATAGCAAAATCAACGCCCCAAATATCTTGTATAGCAATATAAACATCTGGCTTTTCATCTTCAATTGTTTTATCTATTAAATGAGCGCCATAGCTTGCAGATCTAGCTAAATGTGGATCTTTATTAATTTGCTCTAATTCTTGAGGATTGTTGGGTAATGCTCCGATTGATTTCCAAGGAGTTTTTAATAATTCTGGATGAGAGGTTGGAATACCGCAGCAATAATGGACAACATCATATTTATTAGATAAATATAAATACTTTAAAAGTGATCTAGCATTTCTACCAAAACCAGTTTTAGCTAGAGAAAAGTCAGTTTGTAGTAAGACTTTCTTTTTTCTCACGATTACCAAAGCTCGCTATCTTCTTCTGGGAGAGTTTTAGTCGATTCTTGATTAGGTTTTGGATTTTTAAATTTTTTAATCGCCTCTACTTCTTGAGTCTTGAATATAGATTGCAAAGAATGCGCTAAAAATTCTTTTAAGAGTCTAGCTTCACTAAAATAAAAACCGAGCAGAAACGACTGTTTGTTCTCTATGTTTTCCTTGCTCTCTTTATTAACGCTATAAGAAAATCCTACCTGTTTATCGTCTTTAATATAAGGAGAAAGTTTAATTTTCGTTATCTGTTTGTCGGAAGAATGGTAAGCAGAAAATTCTATATTTTTATCTAAGGTTTCCAACAGACCCGCTGCTTCAGTTATCGAGAACTTAATTTTGGCACTTTTTTGTGGATTATCTTTGTTTGCGGAAAATGAACCAGTTTTTGTTCCTTCATTCCATGAGCTTTGTTTAATCAAAGAGCTCCAAATTGAACCCTCTTTTGAATTTACGCTAAAACTACAAGCTGTGCCTGTGTTTTTACTATTTGGTTTATAAAATGATATCATATTAGATAATGATAACTAGAATATAGTTAAAAGTCAACTATTTTTATCTATCTTTTTTAAATCATTTAATTTCATATAAATCTCATGATCTTGGATAGCTATTAAGTCCCCAAATATACAATCGTCTCTTTTGGAGCCTTTGACGATAACAATGTTTCCTTCTTCAAAATTCCTATCGTTTAACAGTTTGTTTGTTTCAATATTATCATTAAATATTAATGCGCTAATTGTGCTTGTTTCGTCTGATATCTTTAATCTGACATATCTTGTCTTTTTCGCATTTTTAGATATACCAGAGAAAACTTCGTCTATCTGGCCGACCAAAGCTACTTTAGAGTTTACTGGCTCATCTAATATGTCAGATATATATTTAAGATTTTCTCTTTTTTCAGCGAAGATATCTTTTAGATTTTTATTATAAGTATATCCTAAAAGTTTCTTTTCATAATACCAATTTGCGAAGCTTTCGCTTTTATTGTTTTGTTCATATATGCTTAAATATGGTGAATACTTTTCTTTAATAGTATCCAGTCTGTTATCTTTAATAACTACTTTATTTTTCTCATCTGTGAATTTATTAAGATGTTTAATGATTTTAATTAGATCATAATCGAATTTATCTGCAAATGATATAGCGTATTTTTTCTCTTTAGATGTTAACATATTCCATAATTGAACTTCTAATACTATTTTGCTTCTTGATTGATTAAAGCCGCTAAGTGCTCCAGCTTGAATTAATGCAGATAATGCTCCAATATTTAACCCAGCTTCTTCGGCAGCTTCAAATATTTCAAATTTATTAGAGTATTTATTTCTGAAGCTATTTAACTTTTCTATTGATTTATCACTAATTCCTTTGATTGATAATAAGCCAAATCTAATATCCTTATCTTCGATTGAGAAATCCATTTCTGATTTGATAATATGTGGAGGAAGTAGTTTAATTCCAAAATTATGCATTTCTTTTTGGATCTTAGAAATCTCTCCAATTGGGTCTGGCTCATTCCTGCTCATTTTCAATAATGATAAAAAGAATTGTTGAGGATAATTAAATTTAAGATAAATTGTAATCGCTGCTAATCCTGCGTAAGCTATAGAATGTGATTTATTAAAAGAGTAGTTCGCAGAGTCTTCAAGAATCTTCCATAGAATTTCGCTGACTTCTTTTGGAATTTTATTTTCTTTGCATTTTTGTTCGATCTTTTGTTGCCAAGCTTTAATCTCTTCAGTTTTCTTTTTGCCTACAATTCTTCTTAAGATTTCTGCTTCATCTAAAGTAAAGCCAATCTTATGAGCCATTTTCATTAATTGCTCTTGATATAAAGCTACTCCGCCAGTTTCTTTTAAAATTTCATCAAAGAACGGATGAATACTTTCTGATTGCTGATAATTTGTATGAGCAGCATATTTATCTACGAATTGAAGTGCGCCAGGTCTAGCTAAAGCAAGCACACCACTAAGCTCTTCTAGATTTTTTGGTTTAACTTTTTGGCATACTCTAAAATTAGTTTCTGCTTCAATTTGGAATAAACCATGTGGAGATTTCAATTCTTGTAAATTTCTATAAATAGATTCATGATTTAAATCAATATCTTCTATTTTTATATTAATGCTCTTACAAACATTATCGACTACAGAAACGCTTCTTAAACCAAGGATATCTAACTTTATATTAAAAACACTTGCCCAGTTCATATCAAAACTAGATACTACTTCTTTATCTGAAGAAAATTCTGTTGGACATATTGTTTCTAGATCATAATAAGAAAGTAATACGCCAGAAGGATGAACTCCTTTATTCTTAATTAAATCTCTTAATTTAAGAGCAATTTGATACGCTTCTTTGTTTTGATCGCACCAATCTTTAAACTGCTCAACTTCTTTGTAAGCTTCTGAAATATCTTTAACTTGGCCATAGGTCTTAGGAATTAAAGAAGAGATCATTGTCATTTCTTGCTCTGGTTTTTCAGTAACTATTTTACCGCACTCTTTAATAAGCAACTTTCCACTTAAACTATTAAAGGTTAATATCTTACTAGTCTTACCTTTGAATTTATTCTCTAGATATTGGAGTACTTTTTGACGATTATAATAACAAATATCTAAATCTACATCACACATTAAACTACCATCTAGATACGTTACCCCATCAATAACCTGCTTTTTAGCACGAATCTTGGATATAAATCTTTCGAAATAGAGGTCATATTTGACTGGATCGATCCTAGTAACTCCTACCAAGTATAATATCAAAGATCCAGCAGCTGAACCTCTACCTAAACCTACTGGAATATCACTAGTTTTACAGAAATGAATGACATCCCATACTAACAATATATAATCAATGAATCCTAACTCTTTTAACGTATCTAATTCATGCTTTGCTCTGTCAATATACTTCTTATAATCCTTATCCGTTTTATTTATATTTAAAGTTTTAAATCCGTTTAACGCTAAGGCTCTTAAAAATTCATAATTCGATGAATCTTCACTTATTCCTAGATGTCTTTTAGAGGCCAAATCAATTTCAAACTCAGGTAATCTAACTCCATGAATATCTAGCTCTATTGTTTCGAAGTTGTCCGAAAACTCTTTGGTGTCGGAATAATTATTAGTCTTCGTTTTCATCTTCTTGTTGTTCTTTTTCAATTTTATCTATTTCTTCGTTAAAAACGTGTAGCCCTCTTGCTAAGATTTTCATAGAGGCTCTGTCTTTTAAGCTATAAAATACATCAGCCTTGCCTTTCTTCTTGCCCTTTTCTATAGTTATAAGAAGATATTCTATGCCATAATCTTCTAGCTTCTGTATCGTATCATAAACATTATCTAGTGAAGCCATTTTATACCTCTATCTGCCATTTCAATTTGTTCCATACTTTTAAATTTAAGTCAAGATCGTTTATAGCATCATGAAGACTTTCGTAATCATGCTCTATGCCGTTCTCTTTACCCAAGAAAGTTAAAGAGCTTTTAACGTTTTTCTTTCTGGTATTAAGAATTTTATATTGATATTCAAGTAAATTATCTTTAGGCGTATAAATAGAATTATATTTTATGCCTCTCGCCACAGCATTAGTATCTATAATTTTATTCATTAGGCCTTTCCAATTAGATTCCATTGTTTTATAATATTCTTTTATAAGATAAATGTCAAATCCTAAAATGTTATGTCCAATTATATAATCTGCATTATCAAGCCAATCTTTTATAGTAGGAAATACTTCTTTAGGGTCATATCCTTCTTTTTGAACTTTTCTATGATCGTATCTTGTGATTCTCGCTGCGTCTTCGCTTATCTTTAAATCTGTATCCCATTTTAGATAAAAATTTTTCTGATCTACCTTCTTGTCTCCTTTAACTTTTATCATTGCTATTTGCCAAGGAATATTATGACAAAAATTAAGACAAAGATTAAGAGTCTCGCAATCTATAAAAACGATAGTCTTGTTTTTGTTGTATCTTAAAAGATGTTCGTCCATATTAAAAATCGAAAGGATCTGGTTGTTGCCCTAAGTTTTGTAGCCAGTTAATGTATTGATACTCATTATATTTTTCCCAGTTGCCTCCCTTAGATAAGTTGTATATCATATAGTAACTTAAATTTTTTAAAAAAGCAACAATATATACATCGACGTTAAGACAATTAGCTACATGCGTTATTGTGTATTTTTGAGTATCTCTCGTTTCAAATCTATTAATAATAGCTTTAAAGTAATTTGGCCCAGGAATATAATCATCATCTATGCGAGTCATTTCTAAAACTGCAACTGGTTTCATTTGGTTATCAATAATTCTCCATTCGATCTGATCTACATCTGTCGTGTAGAGTTTATTTAATTTATATTTCCATAGCCTATAATCTATTAGTCTGTCTTCTCTATCGTTTCTTTGGCGAGTTTTTCCACCAAAATTATTTACTTTTTTCTCAAGAGTTTTCATTTTTCCAACTTTCAAAGCAAAATTCATCACTAGACATATGATCTAAATTAGGTTTATTTAAAATGCTTCTATTGTTAATGCACCTAAAAGTTAAGTAGGCTTTAAAGTCTTTTCTTTCTTTGTAGAAGACGCTTTGTACTTTATATATTTTTAGATTATTCTTCTCTGCGAAGGATAAAGCTTTTTGTTTTACTAATGAATCAAATGGTAGGTCATTATCTTCTATAAAGAATATAGGCTTCGTAAAATCAAACTGAGGAATACAAAGACTATTTTTAAGGGTATTATTAAATATAAAAGAATCGTAAAAAGGGATGCATAGAATTAAATCGTCAGTCCAATTTTTAGAAATTGTTTCGTAATCTAATCGTGGCTCGTAATAAAAACCCTCTTTGGCTGCTATACTATAAAGTTTTGTTAATTGTTGATATCCTTTTTTATTTTTAAAGAATAAGATTATCTTTGACGACTTGGCTTTTGATTCTTCAGATTTATCACTCATTGATTCAGTAACAGATATCCTTAATCCATAATTTAATTTGATATTATTTTTGCGACAATTAGAATAAGCCTCAAGAAATGAAGACATATTATCTTCTACTAGATAAAGCTCTTTCATTTTATTCTCTTTGCAAATTTGGATAATAGAGTCTGGATAATCATCTTTTTCATCTTTATCTTCAAGGGTCAAAATAGATCTTCCTAAAGAATAGTGAGATTTAAATAGCGGTATCATCTATATTAGCTTAACAGCAATTCTCTAAAAAATCAATCTAAAAAACTATCTTTCTTTGAGCTCTCTTGTTTATTATTGAATTTTGGGCATCCATTATAATTTCTAGTTTCTATTTTGAATCCATCAATATTTTTAAAATCATTCTTTAGACTGGTTTCTATTATTTCTCCACAAGCGTTTATTTTAACATAATAGTCATAAGAGTTTTTATATGGGCAAACCCAAGACCCTATACTGCACATCCATTTATTCTTTTGGTTATCTATTGCAAAATTAGCTTTTGCGCTATTCTCATCAAAACTATTTATATAATCGTTTATATGTTCTAAATAATGTTCAAATCCTTTAATTTGGTCATCGGTGAATGAAAGTTCTTGAGTGGGTTTTTTAGGAAACCTAAGAAAAAGAAATTTGATGATAGGCTTTAATTTAGGCCAAAGTTTTTTACTTGCTAGGCTGTACATCATCGCTTGAATATTTGCTTCTAGCTCATCTCCTCGGAATTTGTATTTAGAGCTCTTGTAGTCGATTATATGCATTTCTTTTTTGATTTTAATGGGCTTATCCATGAACCCACGAATATGGTATTTAGGTTTATCATTTTGAATATTAAAGGCGTATTCTGGCTCTACTATCTTTCCATTTTTCCCAAAAAAATCTTCTTTAAGGCCGACTAGTATCATTTGATCTAATAGCTCATAATTAGATTCAGTAAGTCCAACTTTAAATGATGATTTTTTAACTAATTTCGATATACCTTTGCTACCGTTAATTGAATTGTTTTTAATAATTATATCATAATGTCTCTTATGTCTTTCTTTTAGTAGTAATTCAAAAACTGTATGACATATCGTGCCTCTTAATGCTCCATCGTTTTGAGATTGAGGTACTTTAGTATGGTAATTATTCCAATAAACCCAAGAACAAGTTTCTAAAGTTTTAATTTTGGATGCAGATAAAATCTTTTTTTCGCTCATATTTTTATAATAATTCTTTTTTCTTTTTAAAAAAATCAATATCCTCTTCAAGAACTTTTTCTAATTCATTTTTTCTATATTCATGAATTGGGAAATCTTTCCATGTAAAAGAATAATCTCCATCATATATTAAATTCGTACTTTTATTTAATTCGTTTATTTTTTCAACAGATTTTAAAAGATTTTCTCTTGAATCCATGATCCCGTAATAGTCGTGATTTTTATATAATTTATTACAATGAAAAAAAATTTCATTAATGTGCACTTCATTTTTTATATCTGGATGAATATTTTTTATTTTAATTTTACCTTTTGTCTCTATAATAAAATCTATCCATTTTTCTAAACTTTCTAAATGATCTTGAATTGATTCTATTAATATTATGCTGTACTTCGTTACCCCTTTATAAAAATTTAAAACTTCTTGTCTTGATTCTTCTTCTTCTTTATTGAAATATTTTTTTTGAAAACATGAATAGTAATTCATATTTGCTAATATACCATTAATTTTTGATAAATTATTTTTATTTTTTGAATATTCTTTTGTTAAAGGTTTTCTTAATTGAGGATCTGCATTTTTTAGATCATTAAGTTCTTTGATTTCTTTAACCCCTGCTTTAAAATAATAATAAAGATTTACTATTTGTTTCATTGGATGATCAATAACTGTAAAAGAAAAATCAGTATTTTT